TCCAATAGAGATTGATGTTTACGGAACAGGAGCAAAGAACAATGAACACGATCGACTTTGAGAAAGATCAAGAACAGGTATTGGATAGAACAACCAATATTAATAAACTTGCAGATAAGATAAAAGAACTGCAGGCAGTAGAGAAAGCCATCGAGCTAGACGAGAAACAAATCAAAGAAAAGAAAAAACATCTAGAGTATTTGTCAGGTGAAATAATACCTACAATGCTATCAGAGATGGGCTTATCTTCTCTAAAACTTCAAGACGGATCATCCGTTGAAGTTAAAACAAATTACAGCGCCACTATTACACAAGCAAATAAAGAAGCGGCGTTTAACTGGCTTCGTGAGAATGGCCTGGGCGATATAATCAAAAATGAGATATCCGTATCGTTCGGTCGTAACGAGGATAACAAGGCGGCTGATTATGCCAACCTTGCGAGGGGTCAGGGTTTAGAACCTAAGCAAAAGCTGAAGGTCGAACCCATGACTCTGAAAGCGCTCGTCCGTGAGCGTATCGAGGCAGGTAAAGAAATGCCAACGGAAATTTTCAACATCTTTGTTGGAAATAAGACAACAATAAAAAGGAAACAATAAACATGAGTGAAGTACAAACAAGAAAGAAAAACGAGATAAGTGCAAATATGTTTGAAACTGATGCAGGTCAAGGCATTGCAAACATCACACAAGAAGACCTTGCACTTCCGTTCTTAAAAGTTCTTGGCCAACTATCACCCGAAGTTAATAAGCGTAATGCTAAATATGTCGAGGGGGCAGAACCTGGCATGATTATTAACACCGTTACAAATGAAATATTTGACGGGGAGAAGGGGATAGATGTCGTTCCGGTGTATTACAAAAGACAACACATCGAATGGCAAGACAGAGGTGAGAGTCAAGGTGCTCCAGTTAAGATATACGAAGCTGGGGATGATTTACCTAAAACTTCAAGGGACAAGTTTAATAAAGATAGACTTGCTAATGGCAACTATCTTGAAAATACAGCTAGTCACTTTGTGGTTGTGCTCGGCAAAAACCCAACAACAGCATTGATATCCATGAAAGCTACTCAATTAAAAGTGAGTAGAAAATGGAACTCAATGATGATGGGTCTAAAAATGCAGGGTAAAAATGGTATGTTTACACCACCAACTTATAGCCACATTTATAAACTAAAAACTGTACAACAGTCTAATGACAAGGGTACATGGTTTGGTTGGGATGTTTCTAAAGTTGGACCAATCACTGATCAGGGTGTTTATACAATCGCCAAGGACTTTAGTAATAGCGTTGCTAAAGGAAATGTCGAGGCTAAACACGAGACTGAAGAGACTAGAAAACAAGGAATAACTTTATAGTTTCTCGTAGCGAGGAAGTCGGGGCGATGATGGGAGACTGGAGTCGCCCCACTGACATTTATGGTTGAGAAATTTATAGAGATATTCGAGGGATTAGACCGTGCGTATGGTCAATTCAAAAAACAACATTCAAGGATTACCAACAAGGTTGAAGGTAAGAGCTGGATTGAAAGAAAAAAGCCTACAAAAGATTTATGGCAAAACCATTTATCTGGTATTGGTGAGGCATTAGGTATATTCCCTCTTCGAGATGATGGCACATGTAAATGGGGTGCTATCGATGTAGACTTATACCAACACGATTACGAACCTATCTTAAAACAAATACACAAACTAAAGCTACCACTCATTATGTTTAGATCAAAAAGTGGTGGTGCACATATTTATTTATTCATGAAAAAATTTACAGACGCAGTTGAGGTCAGAGCTGTTATGCAAAAGTTTGCAGCTAAGTTAGGTTTAGCAGATAAACTTGATAGAATCTATCCACTACAAACATCAATAACAAAAGACGATACAGGATCTTATTTAAATTTACCTTATCACAATCACGATGAAGGAAGTCGATATGCTTACAAAGAAGATTTTGACTCGGCAACACTAGAAGAATTTTTTGTTATGTACGATAAGTATGCTCAAGATGATTTAGGAGAATACTTAATCGAGGACGTTAAGAAACCAAAAAACTTTAAACCAAAATCTTTTAAAGACTTCTTGGTCCCTTGTATAAAAAATTGTTTAGAAAAAAATAATAACAAGATACCCCTAGATGTAGGCGGTAGAAATAATTTTCTATTACACACTTATACTTGGGTATTGAAAGCACATAAAAAGTTAAACGAACTAGATGAGTTTAAAAACTTAAGCACTGAACAAATACTATTGAAGATAGATGCAAACTACATGGAGAAGCCACTAGGTGAAAACGAAATAACAAAAACAATTTTTAAATCAAAAGAGAAAAATTATAAATACCTATGTAAACATCCACCAATAAAAAAGTATTGTGACTCTATAACATGCACACAAAATCCTTTTGGTATAACTCCTGATCAAGCCATACAATTAAAAACGGCTAAGGAAAGTTTTGGTGTGATAACAGAGTATGGTGCTAACCCTCCATTGTACTATGAGAGTGTTGACGTAAAAGATGACGGTGAGAATAAATTTAAAAGAGTCCGTGTAATGTTTAATGGAGATGAGATTATAAATAAACAAAAGTATGTAGATAAAATGTCAAGAAAAGGTCACTTCTTACCTTTGACCATACTGAACCTACCGGCTAAGGAGTTTGTAAAAATACAATACGCTAGACTAGAGAAAAGAAACTTCGAAAGAGCACCAGAGGAAGCAGATGAAGATACAACATTTATAGAACACTTTTATTATTTCGTTAAACTTTCTACTGTGGCTATAGATAAAATAAGATTACTTGAAGGAGCTGTAGTCTTTGATGAGGAAAATAAAAATATAAAATTTAAATTTACTGAATTACAAAAATATTTCGAAACACACCACGTTAAGATAACACCAGGAAATCTTGCTTTTAAATTAAAACATATACTAAAAGCAGACAAAAAAGATGGTGCTCGCATAAAGAATAGAGAGGGTAAAAGAATTTCATGTAATTATTGGGAGTGCCCAGCAGATTTAAATAGAATGACAAAACCACGGCTTAAAAATGTTACACCCGTGCCACAACAGATATTGGGGGGTGATGAAGAAGATTAGAATAGCAGGCCCACCAGGCACAGGTAAAACCACAGATCTCGTAAAGACATATTACAGTCATTTAGATGAGTATGATCCAACAGATATCATTGTTATCTCTCATACAAATGCAGCTGCTAATCACATACGTGATCGTATATCAGATGATAAGTCTGTGTTATCTTTTGAAGAGGACACAGGAAAAAATATCTTTGGTTTGATTAGAGACTCTAAAAAAACTTTAGATGAGAACGTAACCACGATACATAAATTTTGTACAACTAGAATACATGGAGATGCATTTAATATTGATGATTGGGAAAATTTAAAAATTATATGGCCAGAGTTTGATTTCTATACGAATGATAAAAAATTTAAAAGTGTCCAATCTCTTATGAAGATCCACCCTTTCTTTGACTTTGTTACTAGAGCAAGAGACAATGGTAGATCGCTCATGGACCACTATCTAACTTTATCTTTTGAAGAACGATCTAAGATTAGATATACTCTAGAGGATTTAGAGCATCTACAAAAAAACTGGATCTCTTTTAAAACATCAAAGAAAATAAACTTTAGATCACCAAACATACTTGACTTTCAAGATATGATTGAAAACTTTACCGAGTCTCCAAACGCAGAGGCACAGTGTGGAAGCATAAAAGTTTTAATTGTAGATGAAGCACAGGACTCTAGTGTTATACAAAGAAAAGCGGAAAAGATTATATCAAAGAATGTAGATTATTTCTACAAAGCTGGCGACCCAGACCAAGCTATCTTTGAGTTTTCTGGAGCAGATCCTGATGCGTTTCACAAAGAATTTGCACGTCCTGAAAAAGAACTTGAACAGGGTTATCGATGCCCTCGTGTTATTAATGAATATTGTAAATCAATTATCAAACCCATATGGGAGCACTACAATTATGAAAGAACCTGGAGGCCAAGAGAAGAAGATGGAAAAATTGTTGAGGGCGAAATTATACACATGTCTAACCTACATAGCAATGATAATGTGCAAAGACTTGAAGAAGAAATGCTACTAGGCAAAGAAAACTTTATATTCACATATCGTGGAGGAGAACCAAAAGAGATTCTTAGGTTTTTGTTAAAAGTAGGTGTGCCATTCGCTTTACCAAAAGACAGTAAAAATATTAAATTTAAATACCCATCAAAAGAAATAAAGAATCAAAGAAATTTTTTAGACCTAGCTAACGGTGAACAAAAACCTTTTAATATTATTAAGAATATGTTGAAGAGTGTTAGTTATCAATATCTAGGAGATAATTATAACACTAGTAACTTAGAGAAAGTAAAACGTGGAAGTTATAGTTTAAAATGGTTGGTTGATCAAAAGTTTTTAATAAAAGAAGTTTTATCTATCACAGATTTTCAAGAGATTAATGCAACACATACTATTGAGATAAAACAATTTATTAGAAATGTCATCAATAATAACAGAGATAAAGAAGACAAAAGAATATTTTTAGAGAACATACATACAATTAAAGGTAAAGAGTTTGATAATGTAGTTCTTGATTTAACACTAACAAGAGAGGAGGAGGATTTTGTGAGGAGACGTATGAAGTTTGTGGCGTGCTCTAGAGCAAAAGAAAAATTATGGCTAGTAAAAAGCAGCGAAAGACTGTCTCTGTAAATATTTGGAACAAACAAATTGCAGGTTCACACTACCGTCATTTTAAGATACAGCCAAGCAAGTTCATTAACGACAACGAGTTGCTTTTCGCGGAGGGCTGTGTTATTAAATACGTAATGAGACATCGTCTCAAGGGGAAGAAAAAAGATTTAGAGAAGGCAAAACATTATATCGATATGATCATAGAGAGGGATTACTAATGCATTTACCTGAAGAAGTTATCAACGTTAAAGATGGTGACGTTGTTGCTGTCGACTTAGAGACATACGATCCAAAGTTAAAGACACACGGATCAGGGTCCATAAGTGGTTCAGGTTTTGTTTGTGGAATAGCCATAGCATATCGTGACGAAAAATATTATTTTCCAATCAAACATAAAGGACCAAAGCTTGGTGCAAGTCAGGTTTGGAAAGTTTTAAATAGAAGAATTTTACAAAATGAAAAGATAGATAAAGTATTTCACAACGCTATCTATGACGTATGTTGGATACGAGCAGCCACAGGTTTGATGCCTAAAGGTAATCTCTATGATACCATGATAGCTGCATCGGTTATTGATGAGAATAGAAAGAGTTACAGTCTAGATGCTTTGTCTGCAAAATATTTACAAGATAAAAAATATAAATATGATTTAGCTGAGAGATCTCAAGATGAGCACGGCATATCTGATCCAATGTCTAACATGGATAAACTTCCTTATGATCTCGTTAAAGACTATGCAGAGCAAGATGTTAGTCTAACACTTCGTCTTTGGAATAAATTTAAAAAGATTATAGACACACCCATACCGGTCAAAGGCCCTCCCAGTAATCCGGTAAAATATAAAACACTAAAAAATATATTTGATTTAGAAACTCGTTTGTTCCCATGTTTAGTAGAAATGAGATTTAAAGGTGTTCGTGTTGACGAAAATAAATCAAAAGCGTTAGGTGATAAATTAAAAAGAAAGCAAGATATAATTGTTCAAGGAATAAAAAGAAGAACAGGTATCGATATACAGATATGGGCAGCGGACTCTATCAAACAGCTTTTAGATTATAGAAACATAAAAGACTATAAAGAAACAGCAAAGACTAAAAGACCAAGTTTATCTAAACAATATTTAGAATCACACCCGGATATTTATTTAAGACTTATAGCAAGAGCGAGACAGTATGATAAACTTATTAATACTTTTGTGCACAGTATTTTAAAATATGTTCACAAAGGTAGAATACACGCAGAAATAAACCAAATAAAATCAGAAAGAGGAGGAACGGTTACAGGACGATTCTCTATGTCTAATCCAAACTTACAACAAATACCTGCTAGGACAGAACAAGGTAATCAAATACGATCTTTATTTTTACCTGACGAAGGACACAAGTGGGCATCGTTTGATTACTCACAACAAGAGCCACGTCTAGTCGTGCACTATGCTTTGAAGAGCGGTTTTCAAGATGCTGAAACAATAGCTAATAAATATCGTGAAGATAACAGCACAGACTTCCACGAGATAGTTGCAAAGATGGCAAGAATAACAAGGAAACAAGCCAAGACAATTAATCTAGGTTTATTTTATGGTATGGGTAAAGGTAAATTAGCAAGATCTTTGGAGCTAGAACCTGATGAAGCAAAAGATTTATTTAATCAATATCATGGAGAGGTGCCTTTTGTGAGAGCATTATCACAAGGATTACAAAGGTATGCTGAAGAGGAGAAACAGATATACACTTTGGAAGATCGTTTTTGTAGATTTAATAAATGGGAACCTATCAACAAAAGTTGGGATGATGATAAAGGTATGTTTATCTACAAAGAAAAAGAAAAGGTAGATGATAAATATCAACTTGTTGAAAAACCTGTGCCCATTATGGAAAGACAAGAAGCATTAGAACATTATCACACTAATATTACCAAAGATAATACTGAGTCAGATCCACATGAAATAAACTTTGAAAATTTTTATAGACCAGCTTTTACTTACAAAGCTTTGAATAGATTAATACAAGGCTCTGCTGCAGACATGACAAAAAGGGCTATGGTAAAATTATACGAAGCAGGTATAGTCCCACACATACAGATTCACGATGAGCTTTGCTTCTCTATAAAAACAGATGAAGAGGCTAAGAAAATAAAAGCTATCATGGAGACTGCGTCCGAACTCAAAGTACCAAATAAAGTTGACTATGAATCTGGACCAAACTGGGGTAATATAAAATGAGGATTTATTATGGCTTACTTAAATGCAAACATACCACCGGAATACGCACAGATCAGAAAGGAGTATCTGTATGACCTTAAGAAACATCATGGAGAAGTTGAAG